CCGAGCGCTGTGCGTATGTAGCCTTGAATAATAGGTACTTTAATGTGCGTCATGCCGAGATCCACGCCTTTTTCTATGCCCTCAGCCGCAAAGATTCCTGCGCCTTCGATATCGCTCTCACCTACCTCCAAGCATTTCGGCAGGGGTCGATAATAAAATTTATTATATTTAGGGGTCACTTATACGTCCTACCGTAATCGCCGTAGTCTACTTTAAACAGCCCGGTGGCAGGCTTCATTTTCTTCGGCACTAAACCACCCTTCTTAAAACCTTTAAATCCTTCATACTCGCCGCTCTCTATCTTGTCACGCAACGGCTGTAAATCTAACGTGTACAACCTAGCTCCGTCTGCTCGTTCGTCAGAGATGAAATGGTCTTCGTAAATAGTTAATCCTTGTTCGTCGGCTATGCGTCTAAGCTCCTGTAATGCTTTGTCGTATGTGCCTCCAGCCACCATCTGCGTTTCGGTTTTTATCTTTTCATAGTTCTTGTCGTCGGTTAAGGATACGTCAGTACCTTCGTCCAAGGCCCGTATGATCGTGTTCAAAATACTTTTTCGTATGTACGAATCACCAAACGGCATATCAATATCTTGTTCTCTTTCTAATACTCTCAAAGGAATGTTTTTTTGTCTGCTTCCACCTTGATATCGATACGGCTCTTTGTAATTGTTTATTGTCTCAAGAAAAGAGTTAAACGGATTTTCTTTGTCCGGGATTTGTTTTGCGTTTTGCATTTTTAATTTAAGTTCGTCCACGTATTGAAACAGCGACGGCACGTCGTCGGCTATCCTTCTAGCTTCCTTCTGGTACGCTTCGGCGAGCTTTTTACCGTACTGCAACTGACTTTTCATTCTACTTTCGGCAGCCTTCACTTGCCCTTCTACCTGTTTTTGTATGTCAGTTAGCTTATCGCCCGCTCGTAAGTTAGCAAGAATGTAGTTGGTAGCCGATTCGAAAGGATCGTTACCAAGTTCCATGTAAAGCGAGTCAAAACCTAGGGTCTTATCTTTAACGTGCTTCATAACCTGTTCTATTGACGGCATTTGCACTTCCGACAACCCTGCTTCTCGGTACACCCTTTTCATTTGTTTGTTGGTCAAGTTGTCCATTAACGCCTTTGCAAACACCTCTACGCTCTCTGGATTTTTAAAAGCGGTAATAAAATCTCCTTCTATCGAAGACAAATCTTGCGAATCTCGGTATTGATCCACTATAAGTTTTGCCGATTCGATAATAGGACTTGTCGAATAGCCTTTTGAACGGCTTAACCATTCTCCTTTTGCTTCCAAAAGCTCTAGTTTATTAATTAAAACGCTTGGAGCATCGTAACGATCTCCTTCATAATCCCTGTCTATTTGATCCTGTATTGCGGCTAATTGGTCCAAGTTCTTTTTATAGTCCGTCTTAACTGAATTGTCATAAAAATATTTTGGCACTTCTGCATCACCAACTAACGTAGCAAAGTTGTACAAAGGACTGTACTTATTTAAAAGCGGGCGCGCGTGTTTACCGCTTTTTTCGTTATGCCTAATAACATCATTCTCGGCATCTCGATACACATCAAACAACTCTTTTTGCTCTGTTTCTGTTTCGTTAAAGTATGGATAATCTGGAAGCCTAGGCATATCAATGGACGCAGAAAGCCTGTTGGTGTCTATAAAACCTTTTATGTCATCAAAAACTTCAAAGTCTTCCTCTATTTTATCTATCTCTTTTTGTTGCTTTTCAAACACTCTACGTCTAGTTTCTGGTTGTCCAGCGTCTCTCGAACGTTGTTCAAAGTCATTTTGTATTTCGATGATAAACGTAGTTTCAATGGGCCTGCCGCCGTTTTCGTAATCAAAGTCCCTGTACACCTCTCCCTTCATGTCGCGCACGTGAAACAAAGATTTACCGTAATTTGTGTTGTCAAAATGTCCTTCGTCCCTTAGTTGAAAAGCGCTGTTTCTGTATATTCTTGCTATTTCTGAAATGTTACTTAAAGCTCCCGCCTCTTGTCTTACACTTTCCATATAACCCTCTTCGGGAACAGCGCTGCTTAAAAAGTCTTCTATCTCCTTAATTCTTTTTTCATTGTTAGCGTTTAGCCTAGGCAAATAGGCGAACTCTGTTTGGTAACTAGACCTCATAGGATTATTGCCCATGCCTAAAAGGGTTTTATTTATGCCGATGCCGGGATGCGTGTCTCCCCCTGTTATGGTTTTAATCGCTCCCATATGCCCTTGCATGTGATCGTCAATCTCTGTTTTATTAATTACCTTGTCCGCGTTTAGTTGTAAAAACTTATCTAAGTCAGAATCCTCTATTTCTTGTTGTATGATCTGATCGTCCTGTGCTGTTTCACCTTTTAAAAAGTTTAAATACTCTTCTCCGGTAGCTCTATCCGGGAGTCCGTCTAAAGCTTCTCTAATTAAACTGGTACTACCAAAAACAGGATCTGCTTTTATTCGTTCTAATAAACTTGCTCCACCCTGCGCATCAATTAAATCTTGCTTTTGTCGCAACATTTTAAGCTCTGTCTCTGCTTCAGCTGGGATCGTGTCAAGAAAATCACTGAGTTGCTCTGTATCAGTAAGATCAAAGTTCATGTACGTATCGTAAGTTAAGGTAGAGACACCTGATTTATTTAGTTTAGCTATACCCTCTTGCAAAGGGTTGTACTCAAGTTTTCTAACTAAGTCAGGTCTTTTGTATCGGTTGTCTGCGCGGACGTTTGGATCTAGCTGCGGTAGAGTCCTAAATTTTTTAGACGCCGCAGACGACGCAACGGTCGCAAAAACATTATCGAGATATTTTTTTAACGGTAAATTAAAGTCGGGATTAGTTTCATTAACATCTGATTCAAATCTTCTTCTAAAAGCATTGTCAACCAACTCTCCTGCGTTCATTGCTCTCCTTAAAAGCCCCTCTTCAATAGGTCGAAACTCCAACTCAAACTGTGCATAATTCTCTACGTCTTCGTAACTTATTTCCTCTTCAGATATTCCTCCTTCTTCCACCCATTCCTCTCCGAATTCTTCTTTTACTCTTTTTACTTCAGCATTTTTAATTCTTAAAATATCCTCAAAACGTTGTCTAGCTTCTGGCGAGTTAATTAAGTCTCTTAAAATTTGCTCTTTCTTGTCTTTAGCGGCACCTTCAGCCACTGCACTGAAGGAATCTGCGCTAAGTCTGGGTTCAGTAGTCATAACCTCTCCTTCATTACTTACGTAACTGCCTATTAAATCTGAATTGGTTTTTTGTATGATTTCTCTAAACTCAGTATCGGTAAACGTTCCCACTGGATTAACTCGTTCTATCGCCGCTATTTCTAAGGCTTGTGGGCTTACGTCTGTGTACGTCTTTATCGTATCGGGATTTAATATTTCTGCTATCGTTGGTACAGGTGGCGGCGCTGGTTCTGGCTCTGGCTCAGGTTCTGGTTCCGGGGCAGGTTGCTCTACTATTGGAGCGGTCTCAGGTTCCGGTTCAGGTGTTGTGGTTGCCACGGCAGGTGGCGTATCTATTTCTTGTTTTAGCTGGTCTACCAGCGTACGAGCAGATACCGGCGCTTGAAATGCAGCCCCGGTCGTACCACCTATGATAGCTTCTCCCACCGCAGATTTAGGATCTATTTCAAGTCCTTGGTCCGTGAGCGCTGTGCTACCGATCTGTTCGGTCAAGCCTTGTAATCCTTCAGTAACACCTTCACGAGCTGCGGCTCCGTAGATTGTGGTGTTTAGTTTACCTAAACCTCTAACACCAAAAGCATTTAACAATCCGCTCGCCGTTGCCGTACCTGTGGCGCCAGTCCAGTCTTGCCAGTTCGGCTCTTCTCTACCGTTCGCTTGTGCTCTGGCTAAGGCTACGGGTCCTGCAATCTGCGCAGCTTCAAACAACGCTGGACCAAGCAATGCTCCAGCTGCCGCTCCCGGTAAGCCTCCTACCGCTGCTCCACCAACAGCAAACCCCGCTCTAGTTGCCAACGATCCCGCTAGCTGTCCTACTTGTTCTAGAACCGATCTAGGTAGATAAGAAAAGTCAAAGCCTTCGCCCTCTCTGTTTAAGAACTTTTCGGTAGCAACTTCATAGTTTTCTGGCGTTTCTAACAGGTCTTTAAGAAACTGTCCCTGTTTATCGTAACCCATGGCTTGCAGCGTTGTACCAAAGTTTTCCAACGGCTGATCCACCGCAAACCGCAATGCGTCGATTATCGATGTACTTTTCTCAGGCTCGGCCATAGTTGATTATACAACTAATCAAACCATTGGCGAACTTCTCCGAGTATTTGGTTACTAATCTTTACCTTCTGCAAAAGACTCTCCAGTATCTTTTCGTCAACGGTATCAGGCGATACCAAGTCTATATACGTGCAGCTGTGCTCCTGTCCGATACGGTGAATACGATCTTCGGCTTGGATTCGTAGCTCTAAATCATAGCTGTTCGAGTAAAAGATCATCGCTTTGGCTTGCGTCAGCGTAATACCTCTACCACCTGTCTGCGGATTTGAGATAAAATACCGCAGCTCGCTGTCCGGGTCTTGAAAGCGAGTGATAATATTTTGACGTTCAGCTTGAGGAGTATCACCGTAGTATGTCGCCACCGCATTGGTCCCATGTTTTTCTGCTATTAGCTTTGCTAGCTGTTCTATGTCTGAGCGGAACACAGCAAATATCACAACTTTACCCTGAGTCTCTTCTAGGATATCCATCACCGTTTGCAATCGATTATTTTTTATAATGATCGTCTCGCCGTCTTCGTTCTTCAGACTGCCCGCCACGACTTGTTGCAATCGCATCAGTTGAGTTAGCACGTTCACTGTCGAAAAGGTTTCGTCTTCCAATACCATGATGGCTTCTTTCTTCATCTGTTCGTATGCCTTCTTTTGTTCTGGCGTTAGTTCAACGTAACGTTTGGTATAGACCTTCTTTGGTAGGTCAAGACATTGCTCTTTGGTCTTTCTTGTAGAGAAAGGTTTGAGAGCTTCTTGTAATTCGTCCAGCCTTTGAAAGCCTACGATGTGGTCAAATGCGTGACCGCCCATCTGCTTTCTTTGCATGATAGCGTAGCGTGCCCGGAAGGCGTAGTAGCTGTTGTAGCCAAGTAAGTTTGGGCTCAGGAAAAAACATTGCGAGTACAAATCTAACGGCGCTTTGGTTATTGGAAAACCTGTGAGTATTCTGCGGTAGTTGGCTAGAGGCGCCAGTTTTATTAGGTTTTTCGTACGCTTTGCCTTTGGATTCTTTATCGTGGTGGATTCATCTACGGCGATCATGCACTCGTGCGTAGCCAAAAATTCTTCGGCAAACTTGCAACCCTTGTCGGTAGCAAATGCTTCGACGTTCATAAGTAGAATATTTAATTTACCTGTGCTATCTTCTGTGACCATGTCTTTAAAGTTCTTGGTCCAACGTTGCGTGTGGTTCGGTTGCCAGACTAAAACATTTCTTTCTATGCTATCAGGCAAGTGGCGTTCAATCTCGTTGACAGACCAGTTCTGCAAGACACCTTTGGGGGCAACAATTAATGCTCCAGAGATTTCTCCTTTCATAAAAAGCATACCCATGTTATCGATGAGTATCTTTGATTTACCAAGACCCATCTCTAAGAAGAGAGCGTGCAGCGGTTTGTCGGCGCTTTGTTCTAAAGTTTGTTTTTGGTGTGCGTAAGGCGGCGTTTTAAATTCGTAGTTCATAAGATTTATCCTTCGTTTTTCGTTAATATTCAAAAATATCTTGCCTTTTATTTTAAAAGTAATATATACTCATGTCAATCCGACTGGTTTTTTTTAAAAGCCGGGGTCTAGCAAGGACAGTCGGGTTTAATTTATGTTCATAGATCCTGCTAGACCTCGCACTAACGAAGGAGAAAATAAATAATGGCAATAGAAATATTATTTGAAGAACAAACAAAGAAGAAAGTAGAAGACCTCAACGAAAATCATTTAGCCGATTTATCAAAACTATGCGACAAACTTCTGCGCGTACAGGGCACAATCGGAAACACAGAGGACCGACTACAACGCTTGAAAGAACAAGAGCGTGAACTATCAGAAGAAGTTATACCCCAAAGATTATTAGAGCTAGGTATCCAAGACATTCGTTTGAACGACGGATCGAGGATAGCAGCTGAACCGTTTTACAGCGCTCGTATCAGCAAAGACAAAGCTGATGCGGCTCACAGTTGGCTCCGCGAGAACGGCCATGGCGACTTAATTAAGAATGTCGTCAGCGTGCAGTTCGGCAGAGGTGAGGACGATCGCGCTAAAGAAGTGATAGATGTACTCAAGAAGGAAGGGCTATTGCCTGAACAGAAAGAGAATGTCCATCCTAGCTCGCTCAAGGCGTTCGTTCGCGAACAAGTTGAGTCGGGCAATCAGGTGTTTGACCAAGCAGTCAGAGAACTTTTCTCTGTCTACGAGGGCAAGCGAACGAAAATAACTAAATAACGAGGAACGAAGATATGGCAACTAAAAAACCAAAAAGTGACATAGTATCTTTATTTGAAGGTGTCGAAGAGAAAGGCTTCGGCGAAGTATCATCAGACGATCTTAGGACTCCGCGTATCACGATCATACAGGCAATGTCTCCGCAAAGGAAAAAAGACAACGCTGACTATAATCCTGATGCGGAAGAGGGAGATCTCTTTTTTACTGGTTCCAACAAAATAATATCAGGTGAGACGGGTTTGAGTTTCTTACCAGTTTGGTATAACAAAACGTTGGTCGAGTGGAAACTTCGTGAGAAGGGCGGTGGGCTAGTTAAGGTTCACTCTGCTGATAGCGATCTGTTCAACAGATGTAGCCGTGATAGCCAAGGTAGGCTTATCACACCGGCAGGTGAAACTCAGCTTACACCAACAGCTAACCACTATGGCTACGCTATGATTGATGAAGAGCCGCAGAAATGCGTCATCAACATGACGGGGTCACAGTTGAAGCACTCTAGATACTTCAACACACTGATACAGAGTACGAAAATGCAAGGAGCACAGGGTATGTTTACCCCTCCTTCATACTCGCACTGGTATCTTTTAAAGACACAAATAGAATCTAACGATCGTGGGTCATGGTATTCATTTTCCATTTCACAGGAACGGGTCTTAGATGAACAGGAAACTGATTTGTTTACAGAAGCAAAAGAGTTTTCTGAGTTTTGTGCAGACGGTGGTATGGATCAACTCCCGGGGAGCTCCAATACTGCTGCATTAGAGGATAATTCCGAAGCTAAAACTTGGGAGTAATCTATCGGGCGGCGAGTAACCCCGCCGCCCACCTCTAACAATATGTATGACAAAAGAAATAGAAAAAGAATTTATGGATGTTTTTTCCGGGCTAGACAGAGCGCACGGAATATATGAAATCACAGGGCAGAAGAACACAGCACGCGGAGTAAAGAAAGACGGGATAGCAAAGACCCTGCATGAACCGCTTACTCTTGAGCTTTGGAAAAAACATTTAGACGGAGAGGTTTCTATCGGAGTGATTCCGATAACCGATGATGAAACATGTAGATGGGGCTGCATAGATATAGATGAATACCCTATCGACATAAAAAAGATTTTAAAAAACATCGATGAGATGTCTCTGCCCTTGGTCGCTTGTTCTACTAAGTCGGGCGGGCTTCACTTATTCCTTTTTACAAGTGAGCCTGTCCCAGCCATCAAAATAAAAAATAAACTAGAGGACATTACAGCAGCCATGGGCAGAACTGGAGATGAGATATTTCCGAAACAATATCAATGGTCCGACCAAGTACCCAAAGAAAAACAGACAGGTAACTGGTTGAACATGCCGTACTTTGCAGGCGACGATACAACCAGATACGGCTTGAATAAAAAAGCAGAGTCTTTATCCTCGGAAGACTTTATAAAGTATGCAAAGCGTAAAGCAATCACAGAGGAACAATTAGATGAGCTCCTCCCGGTAAAGAAATCTAGGAGAAAACTTATCGCATCTAACGGCGCAGACAAAGACATCTGGAGCGAGGCTCCACCTTGTCTGGTTCACATGAAGCTGAACGGCATACCTGAAGGTATGCGCAACAGTGCTATGTTTGCTTACGGTGTGTTCTTTAGAAAAGTACACCCGGAGGGCGAAGAGTGGAAAGATAAGCTGCAAGAAGTAAACAAGCAGGTCTGCGCCAAACCACTACCGCATAGCGAAGTTAATAACCTAATACAAAGCGTGGAGAAGTCTGACTATCGGTATCCGTGCAGCAAAGCTCCGCTACAAGACTTTTGTCAGAGCGGCATCTGTGTAACCAAAAGGTTTGGCATCGATGCCGCAGAACGCGATCCTGTCTTTGGTGGGCTACGGAAATATCTAACCGACCCACCCTTGTGGCACTTAGATATAGACGGACAGACTATCGTGCTTGAAACAAAACAACTCCACAACTTCAGCATGTACCAACAAAGATGTATGGAAGTATTAAACATCTGTCCACCAGACGTGAAGAAAATAGATTGGGTAGCAAAACTAAACGCATTGCTACAGGACGTGCAGGAGATAGACGTGCCTGCTGACATGACCAAGAGTGGGTTGCTTGAAGAATCTATCATGGAGTTTTGTATTACCACAGAGTCTACTTCTCGTATGGCCATCGTATCTGGCGGAGCTTTTCGTATGGAGGAGGAAGAAACTAATCAATGGTGGTTTAGAGGCAGAGACATAGTCAACTACATTAGAGAATACAAAAACATGAAGAACATAAAAGAAGCAGAGATCTTTGACGAACTAAAGAACATGGGAGCAAACAACTCAGTTAAATGGATAGACAAGAACATAGGCAACAAAAACATTTGGGTGTTAGATGTTGTCGAAGTAGATAACAGTAAGATTACTGTAGATGATTTTAAAAACCCTACAGCTAAGAAGGAGTGGGAAGATTGAAGATTAGAAACATACAGAAGTTCTTTGGTCCTCCGGGAACGGGCAAGACAACTAAGCTGCTTGATTTGGTAGAGCAGCATCTAGATGACGGTGTGCAGCCAGACAGAATAGCTTTTATATCTTACTCAGTAAAAGCTGCTACAGAAGCTAAAAACAGGGCGTACGCGTCCTTGGGGCTTGGTTTTGATGAAATGCCTTACTTCTGCACAAGTCACGCCTTCTGCAAGCGCGTGTTAGCCATAGGCAGAGTAATGTCAGGCGAAGATATCCGAGACTTTTTAGAAGAGTACAGCTTCAATTTAACCAAGAATTACAAAATGGATAAAAGACAATCGCTGGATAAAATGCTAGAAGATCCATACTTCCAACTGATAGAAAACTCAAAAGCAAACTGTAGAGATATTGAAGAAGAAAGACTTAACTGCGACGTAGCTTTACGCAAGAATGTAGTACCTGTTATCTTAAAAAATCTTTACGACGCATGGGAAGAGTATCGCACGCAAAGCTCTCCTGTTATTTATTCTTTTGCTGACATGATAAAAGAGTTTGTTGAGAGAGGCCTTTGTCCACCGTTAGATGTTCTTATCGTTGATGAAGCTCAGGACTTGGCAGAATTAAACTGGCGTTTGGTTGATGTATTGTCTGCTAACGTTGCTAAGACTTACATAGCAGGCGATGACGATCAGGCTATCTACGAGTGGAGCGGAGCCAGACCAGACAGGTTTGTAGATTATGAGGGCAAGAACATTGTACTGAATCAGTCTTTCAGAATACCAAAGACCGTACACAACGTAGCAGAGCGCATATCAAACAAGATAAGAAAGAGAGCGGACAAAGAGTACAAACCAAGAGAGCAAGAAGGCGCAGTGACAGAAGTATCTTCTGTTAACCTGTTGCCGTTAGAAGAAGGCAACTGGTTGATTCTATCGTCTTGCGACTACATGTTGTCCGATTACAACAAAGGCTACAGCACTAGAAAGCATTTGATAAACCACGGCTACCCCTTTTCACACAATCACTACAGATATATTCCGTACAAGATGATTGCAGCCATGGACGCTTGGGAGAAACTAAACAGTGACGGAGTGCTTACTATGGCTCAACTCGGTGATTTATATGCTTATCTAGGCAAAGCGCATGTGAAGAGAGGATTTATAACTAAAGTATTAAACGATGAAAACAAGGGGCAAGAACTAACTAAACAACAAATATTAGACAACTACGGTTTGAAGGAAGAAACCTTGGGCGGCGATTGGCAGGAGACTTTCAATAAAACCATAGACGTAGAAAGAAGAGCATTTATAGAAAAAGCAAAAAACAATAACGAAGATTTACATGGCGAACCGAGGATAGCGATATCTACAATACACCAAGCAAAAGGTGGTGAGGCTGACAACGTTGCAGTCTTGTTAGATATATCTCCGGCGATAAAGCAAAACTTTTTGCTCAACCCAGATGGCTTACACAGACAGTTTTATGTGGCTGTTACCAGAGCATTAGAGAATCTCTACATCGTGCAGGCTAGAAACGAATACTACAGGTACTTAATATGACAACATTTAAACCACCTACGGAATGGACTCCGCCTGATGTGTTTCCAACAGAGCTGTTGGTCAACGCAAAAGAGGTAGCGATAGATACAGAAACCAGAGACCCGAATCTAAAAGAGAAAGGTCCCGGATACATAAGAGGTGACGGAGAGATAGTGGGCATATCGTTTGCTTGCGATGGCTTTGAAGGCTACTTTCCGTTTGCGCACGAGAGTGGATTTAACTTTCCTAAAAACAAAGTAATTAGTTTTGCTAAGGAAGTATGCGCTAGTAACTCAGACAAAATATTTCACAACGCATCGTACGATATGGGTTGGCTAGGATCAGAAGATATAAAAGTAAACGGCAGGATTATCGATACGATGGTGGTTGCTCCTCTAATAGATGAGAACCAGTATTGGTACACCTTAAATGCTTTGGGTAGAGAATATGTAAACGAGGGTAAAACGGAGGCAGAACTAAACGCCGCTGCTGAGGAGTGGGGCTTAGACCCGAAAGCAGAGATGTGGCGTCTGCCTTCGGCATACGTAGGTACGTATGCAACACAGGACGCTGCTTTGACATTGAAGCTTTGGAATCATTTCAAGACTTTAATTGAAGAGCAGAACCTGTGGAACATCTTTGATTTGGAGATGGAAGTTTTGCCCGTGTTGTACGAAATGAAAAAGAAAGGTGTTCGTGTTGATACTGAGAGAGCAGAGACAATTAAGAGGCAGCTAATCAAACAAGAGAAAAAACTGCTCTTAGAGATACAGAAACAGTCTGGTGTAGGAGAACTGCAACTTTGGGCAGCAAACTCGTTAGCGACCGTTTTTGACGCCCTGAAGCTAACGTATACACGTACTCCAACAGGGCAGCCTAGTTTTACCAAGGCATTTTTAGACAATCACACACATCCTGTAGCTAAGATGATTAAAGAAGCTAGAGAGATAAACAAATCGCACAGCACGTTTATCGACTCTATCCTGAAGCACGAGCACAACGGCAGGATACACGCAGAGATAAGACAGCTGAAAGGCGAGAGCGGTGGTACAGTCACTGGTCGGTTGTCCATGAGCAATCCAAACTTGCAACAGGTCCCGGCACGAAACAAAAACATAGGTCCGTTGATTCGTTCTTTGTTCTTGCCAGAAGAAGGCGAGCGCTGGTGTTCAGCAGACTTTAGTCAACAGGAACCAAGAATACTTACTCACTATGCTAATTTGTCTAAGTACGATGGCGCAGATGCTATTGCCGATGCGTACTTAGAAGGAGATGCAGACTTTCACCAAGAGGTAGCCAATCTGGTGGGTATAGATAGAAAGACCGCAAAGACTATTGGTCTAGGAATTATGTACGGTATGGGCAAGGGTAAATTAGCAGATCAGTTGGGTGTAACGACTGACGAAGCTGCTGACATACTTAGTAAGTTCAATACCTACGCTCCTTTTGTTAGACAGTTAGCAGATTCTGTTATGAGAAGTGCTAGCTCAAAAGGATATATAAAAACACTATTAGGACGTCGTTGTCACTTTGATATGTGGGAGCCGATGCGCTATGGCACGGGTCGACCCATGAAATACAAAGAAGCCATACACGAATACAACGGCGAAATAAAAAGAGCATTTGTCTATAAGGCGCTGAATAAACTTATACAGGGTTCGGCGGCGGATATGACAAAGAAGGCCATGGTCGACTGTTATCAGTCTGGTTACATGCCGTTACTACAGGTGCACGACGAGCTTGTGTTTTCTGTAGCTTCGGATAAAGATGTAGCAGGCATAACTGAAACCATGGAACAAGCTGTGTCTTTGTGTGTACCTAATAAGGTAGACGCAGAGGTAGGCAAAAACTGGGGTGATTCTATGGAGTCACAAAACGATAATGATTAAAGGAGTTCAGTAAAATGGATACAGAAAAATGGCGTAGCGTAGCCATACGTAAGGAGATCGTTAAGATCGCTGAAGATATAGGTAAGCGAACTGAAAGATCTACCAGTAACGTTTTTGCTTTTGCAATTAAGCGTCTACACGATGACGTGAAAAAAGGCAAAGTAGAAGAGTTACCAAAAACATGAAGCATGTAATCTTGTACGAGTCACCGTACGAATACAATGACTTCTCTAGTGAGGACGGCAAAGACGGAAGAAGGTTTTATGACTGTAACGGTGTAAAGCTGCCTTCTGTTACTACGATATTATCCGGGACGAAAGAAGATAACGACGGGATAAAGAAGTGGATAGAACGTGTTGGTGAGGAAGAAGCCAATAGGATACGCATGGAGGCGGCTGCTCGCGGTACCACCGTGCATCACATACTAGAGAAACAGATAGTGCATGGTAATTTGTGGGACTATAGACCTGAAACAGCTGAAGAGAAGAGAGCATACAAGATGGCATGTACCATCATGGATAACTCTTTTTCTAGGATAAATCAGGTCTATGGCTGTGAGGTGTCTTTGTACAATCCAAATCGATACGCAGGTAAAGCTGATGTTATCGGTGTGTTTGAGGACGAGCCTTGCATCATGGATTTTAAACAGACCAATAAACCTAAACGACGTGAATGGATAGAAGACTATTTCTGTCAGCTTGCTGCGTATGCTCTTGCGCACAACGAGCTGTATGGCACAGACATACAAAAAGGTGCTGTCTTAATGTGTTCCGTCGATCTTGTGTATCAAGAGTTTGTCATACAAGGCAGAGAGTTTAGACGTCATGCAGACATGTGGATGGAGCGTGTAGATAAGTATTGGGCAGATCAGGTTATGGACACTATTCGCGAGGCTCAAGATCCGTAAAATCAGGAGTGATAAAGTCAAAGAATAGATTTAATCTTGCTCTCTTGTAAAAGCTTTCTATTTTACCAATAGTGGTAAATGGATAATATCTTTCTAAAGATACCTCTGCGCCTTCTTGTTTCATTTTTTTAGTAGCTAAATTATATTTACGCATGGATGTTTTAGGAGGCACGTAAGGTACAAACCTATATCTAAGGATATTGTTTTTTAAGGCTTTGCTAGGCAGCCTTCTTATATTTTCTGCAAGAATACTTCTACTAACGCCTAAATTTCTAGCCGCTTTTATATCTAAAGCAAGTTCTCTTTGCACATCAAAGTAAGCCTCTTGTGCTCTTACGTAGGCATTAACTAAATCTTGAGCGTACACAGGACCCGACTGCAAAGCCAATCTTTCAAATATTTTTTCTGCGTTAGCCAAACGTTTTTTAGCTTCGGTTATCTTAAACGGTATGGACTTATTTGGATCCACCGTATTTATTTTAACGCCAACTAAACTTAAAAACGCTCCGTCAAAATCTTGTTTAGTACCAAACTTAGAGAACGAGTGCTCATCAAAGGTTCCGGCATTTAATAAGTTACCTATCTGTTGCATAAAACCCGGTTGAGCTTTTTGAATAGCATAATCTAAATATTGTTTAGCTTGTTCTCCGAAGGCATCTTCTGTTGAAGCTATAGGTGCTCCTGAGTCTGCTTTCCTGTTTTGAAACATTTCAACAATTAATTCAGGCGCTATAGACAAACTTATGTACGGTTCTACTACAGCTGAGACCCCATCAACCATGCCTTCTCTAATCGACTCTGGTATACCCTTATCTAGATTTTGTCCTTCTTTAAGAGCTCTAACAAAACTTAACGGTATGGAAGAAACGGTGTCGTATACAAAAAAGTGACTGCCGTCTATGTATTCGTAGCCACCATCTTTTTTCTTTTCTACAGGTATTATCTGGCTTCTCCTTAACCACTCTGGTCCCATTCTTCTAATGTCTTCTATGTCTTCGTCATCTGCTCCAGTCAAAGCCTTACCTAAAGCTACCATAATGCTGGATAGTCCAAAGGTCATTGAGCCCAAACCAAACAATCTACGGTACCCTTGTACTTTCATCTGATGATTACCGGATCTAATTTCTTTTAAGGCTAAATCTGCCATGTTGTAACTAGTCCTGTAAATTTCTGTTGGAAAAGCTACGAACGGAGCAAATGGGGTTTGTCTCAACATGTTTACGAAAGACCCTATGTAATCGTAATTAGGTATAGTGTTACGCACTTTGTACGCAGCTATTTCAGTTATCATCTTGTCGTAGTCTTGATTGGTAAGTGTTCTACCTATCTGCTTACCAAAATCTATTAGACCTTCTTTACCTATGTCTGTGTTGTCATACGCTCGTTCTAACTTTCTTTTTTCTGACAAGAAAGCAGCTATCTTGTAAAAGTCATCTGCTGCTGTGTAAAGTTTTGCAGGCTGTCGTCCAATCTTCTTAGCTAAAGAAACTGGTTTGCCTGCCCAACCTCCATTTTGTGAGGTTAAGAAAGACATAAACTCGTTTATACTTCTGTAGCCACCAGAAGCGCCCTCTTCAAAGTTTTGTAGTATCTCTCCTAATCTTGAGTTAGTGTTAATTACTCCAAGCCTTAACATCTCTTGATACAGGTTTTCTGATTTTATTCTTGCCGAAGTTTCTCTCCCCATAGAATCAAAACCAGAACTAAATAATTCTGAACGCAACACCTTCATTGCAGCCGGGAAGTCTTTGTATAAATTAATGTGCCCGTTACCTAGGTAAAACATATTGGCAGTTAAGAAGTTACGAGCCTGTGCCATGGGGCTAAAGATAGTTTTAAATGATTGCACGATACCTTTTGGTAACAACACCATAGCATCGTAAGCTTTCTTTAAAGAAGACTTATCTTGTTTTACTAATTGCAAAGCCTCTGCTACAGCAGGGGTTGTGTACATACCGTCTATAGGAGAGTCTTCTAATGGCACGGGAGTGTTGTAATCTTTAGTTCTAAACTCCGTAAAAAGCCTCTCTCCGGGTTCGTTATTTACTTCTAACAACTTACTGTAAAACTTATAGTTTTCTACGTAACTCGTTAATCTATTTACTGTAGTCGCTAGTATTTCTGCTGGGTTTTTAAATTCTCCAAACAAAGCCTTGAACTCTTGTGGAATACTATCTCTTGGTTTTAAAAACTGAGATATCGGTGATACTTTACTAAACTTGTCCTTGGTCCTTCGGCCATCAGCAGACTGTAATTCGATGGGTACATCATCTTCGCGTAAAGACTGTTTTATAATATCGTTTACTTTATCCTCTGCACTTTTTCTATCTACTACAGTTGGAAACGATTGTTTATTGTTTAGTACGTATTCAACCGCAGTATTAAAAGCAGCTTGTTGTTCTTTAGATCGTTTACCAAAAAATGTTCTTGACGGGTTCCAACCTAATGTTGGCTCAAACAATTTATAGCTTTGTGTTACGTACGAACCTAATTGAGCTTTTATAATATCTCTTTTAGTTTCTTTAGTTACTGGATCTGGTTTATCTAAAATAGAATCAGGCATCTCAGACAAAACTCTTTCACTTAACGTATCAATTAAAGTTCTCATTTGCACAGCTACGCCTTGTAAGTTTTCTGGTAAATCCTTTAAGGCAACTACGTCTACTCTAAGACCGTCTGCTAAATCTTTTTTTAAATCAGCTATGTTTCTTTGAAGCGCTGCTTTTCTAACTTCGTTGGTCGTAGTTTGTAGTTCTGTTTCTAATTTAGTTATTTCTCCCTGCAATATTAGACTAACATTGTCATCACCTTTTTTTCTGGTGTACGATTTCTTTAAAAAATCTAACACCATTTCATCAGCCATGGCTCTGTTTTCTATTTGTCCATTTAACACCGCTGCGTTTGCAGCTTCTTCATACGCATAAGCCAGCATTTGCGCTGCTTTGTTTATGGCTCTTTGATTACTTATTCTTTCTCTATCAAGTAAAAACGCTCTGTCTCCTAGTGGAGCATACGGCGAAAACAAATTCATAACGGTTGAATATATTTTTTTAAACGGACCTTCTTGAAACTGTGGGTACTTGCCTTTGTAAACGTCGTAAGAAATTATCTCGTATTGCTCTCTACCTAACTCATCTACGTCCTGCTTAGTTTCCATTTGCATAGGATAGTTAGTTTGAAACTCACTAAACGTTTCACCGTACTCTGAAACGTATTCGTAATCTATAATGTTATCGTTGTCGTCTCTTACTTCTTTCTTTTCAAACTTTACGATGTCCCCGGTTCTGTTACCATCTTCGTCTTTCATGGCTACGGTGAACCCTAAAGCCTCTCCTCTTTTTGGATCGTCTATGTTAATAGTTTCTGTTTTAACTTTGTAATCTTGTCCCTCTGTTACTTCTATTGGCGCAGGAGTTTGTTTTTCTTTATAGTTCATGTTCTCTTGCGCCTGCTGTATCCAATATTGATTTTCTGCTAAATCTTTAGCCAAAACTTCTGTCGGCGTGTTACGCGCCTCGTCTATGGTTAAATATTTGTTTGGTAAGAGAGTGCTGGCTTCTACAGCTAATTCTTCTTTGCTTTGTGTTTTTAATATTTCTTTATATTTATCAAAAGTATATGGGTTAAAAAGCAGTTTGCTTTTGCCCGTGTTTATGAACGCGGTAGAAATATTAAAGCTAGCTAATCTTTCGGCAGCTCTCCTAACTGATCCGGGACCTGTTACATCAAACTCGGGATCTATTCTTCTAACAGCATTAATTATTTCCATTGGCGTGAGCTCTTCTTCTATTCTAGCGAGCTCTAAATTTTCTAAATCAAACTTAGCCAGTTCTGGTAGACCCATTTCTACGGCTCTGCGTTTAAGTTTGCTAGTGGCTCTTTGCGCTTCTTCTTGTTCTCTTATCTGCTCTACTATTTCTGGGCCGCTTTTTGTTAAATCTAAATTAGTGCCTTTATATCTAGTAGCAAACTTTCTTAAATCATCGATATTAAGGTTAGCAACGTTTTCATCAATTAAAAATTGAGTTGTTTCTTCTTTTGCTTCTTGACGTAATCGTTGCGCTTCTTTTTCTGTTTCTATGTTATCTCGTTGAGTTTTAGCTGCTTTGTTACCAGCAAAATAACCTATTGGCGCTCCACCGACTAAACCTAAAGCAAAAGAGTTAAGTAGTGCGCTAGACATTTCTTGCTCGTCTTGTGTTATTCCCGTGCTACTTTCTGCAACTAAATCGTTTACAACCTCTTGCGATGCTTCTGTCGTACCTTCAGCGATAGCGGCTAAGATTCCTTGAGCTACCCCTCTGGTAGCAACGTTAATTTCTACACCTTTGTCTACTAACTCTTTTGTTAAAGCACGCACGGTGTCTTTTTGTAAGGGTGTATTTTTTGTTATCTGCGGTATTACGCCTTTTAGTCCAAAAGCTAGCGCAGCTGTATCTAAAGCACCTATGATAGCTCCGCCACCTAATGCAGCGGCTGGGTCTTCAAATCCATCGCCCGCTCTTCTTTTCATCTCTCTATCTATTTCACCTGCGCCAAGAAAAGACGATGGCAGAAAAGCACCTAACGCTCCACCTACTCTAGCTGCTACAGCAGTACCAAGCGCCGCTTTACCTGCAAAAGCACCACCAATAGCTAACGGAACTGAAGCAATTATAGAAGGTATGACTTGTGGTATAGCGCTGGTGAATAACCACTCAGCTGCATCGCCCACGCCTTCTATATCTTCTATTTGCATAGGCTTACCGTACTTGGCTATCTGCGCTTCTCTGTTTCTAACTACTTCATCTCCGTAGTTCTGTAAAGCTTCGTTGTCAAACGCTTCACCAAGAACACGTATGCCCGCTCCCCCGGTAGCTATGAGTTGTTGTGTGGATTGAAAAAGAGTATCCCAGAACCCAGCTTGTTCGTCTGTAGGCTCTATTGCTGTGGGGTTGGCTCGTAAATTTTCTAAGAGTCTTAAATACTCTTCTCTGGAAAGATCTCCGTCTAGATAGCCCTGTTGTAGTTCCTCAAGTGACACACTAGGCACCTAGTTGATTTTTGTAAAAACGCATTAATTCTTGAAATGCTTTATTGTATAGTGGATTAGGTAGCCCCTCATCAGTATATGGAAGAATATTTGAGCCTTCTAACTCTTTTTGAATTATAGATGCTATACCTAACTCTTTCCGCGTTTGTTCTGATCCCGTGCCCCTGCCGAGAACGTTTATAGCAGCTAAGTCTCCAGTCGATAGTGCTTTTTCTTCTGCTAATTTAGATTTACCAATTACTCCAAGAGTGCCAGCTAGCCCGCCTTGTTTATTAGTAGCTGAAAGCAGAGCGGCGTCTCCTATTCTTCTAGCTCCTTGTTGTAGGTTTTGAAGGTACGGAGATATGATGTCTTCTGTAGTTCTTGTAGCAACTATAGGGTCTGGAGGTCCACCACCTTCATCTTTTTTTGGTGTAGCCTCAAAGTCGTCAAAGTCTCCCTTAGCCGCAGCTGCGTCAGCTTCTTTTTGTAGGTCTTTTTGAGTTTTTTCTCCGGCTCTAATATCTGAAGGAGACACCCCTTGTTGTAATTGTTCTAAACGTTTTCTAGCTTGATCTAATTTTTCTTTAGCTTGATCTATGTAGCTAGTGCCACCACCAAAGGCTCCTCTATCCCCTCTTTGAAGTTGTCTTTCGTAAGCCTCTTCAAGTTCTTTTATAATTTGTTTTTGTTTTTCTATAATTTCAGAATTATCTACTTCTCCCCCTTTTTCCATCATAGCTACTTTTTGTGTGGCTTCTCCGTCTAACATAGAAGCTAGTTTAGGAAACATGCTTTCTATCTCTTTATCAAACTCATCTGTAATTAAAGTAACCTGATCGGTGTTTATGTCTATGTTTAATTTTAAAGCAGCGTCAGCAACTTCTTTTTTATACCTGCCTTCTGCTTTGTCTACAAAAGTCTGTATCTCTTGTTGTATTTGTGCAGGAGGGCTATCGTCTTCTGTTTTTTCTGTTAAAAATATTTTTATAGCGTCTTGTAAATTACCTTCTTTTTCTTTTACTAACGAAATAAATTCTTGTTGACTTCCTCCCGGAGACTTAACTCTAGCTGTTTCTATATCAACCTCTGGCATATCTACCATTGGAGTTTCAGTGCCCCCAACTCCTCTTGTCATATCCACCATTTTATTAAGAGCGTTGTTTATTTCATCGTCGCCTTCTTCAAAAACCTCTGGCGTTATGCCGCCTACTTGCATCTTTACCGGGTAAGGCACTCCTTCTGGGCCTGTGCCGCCTACAAAATTGTACGCTTCATCTGTTGGAAAAACTTCACCGCCTTGTTCGTAGCCCATTTTCTTAACTACGTCAGGTCTTTCTTTAGCTAACGCTCTTAAACCAGCAAACTTTTTACCTTCAGGTATTTGCGGTACGCCTTCTGGTCCTGTGCCTTCTTCAAATCCTAGTATTCCGCCTAGTCCACCGCCTCGTAAAAGACCTAGTGCTTGTGCTGTTGGATCTGTTCCAGCCGCTGCTCTAAACACTGTAGAAGCTTGTGTTCTTGGTAGTAGACTTAGCATACCTTGTAGGGTTTGTAGTCTTTGTCTTGGCTCTAGTGCAGTTCTTCTAGCTGCATCAAACGTAGCGTCAAAACCTGCTTGTTGTATGCCTCTACCTAAACTACCTAATTGTCCTAATGCTCCTATTTGATTTATTAACCCTGCTTGTCCTGTTTGTGCTAGCCCAGCTAAACCAGAAGCTGCCCTTTGCGCTGCGGTTCTTGCTCCTTCAAACCCTCTTTGTCTTATGCCGCCTATGGCTTCTCCTAGCCCTCTATTCAAAGCTCTAAACCTTTCTGACTCCATGAGTCTGCCACGCGAACCACCAAAAGCGCCTGCTTTAACAGCGTCAGCTCTGTTTGCTATACCTTGTATACCAGATCTTTCTGTTAAATCACTTATGGTTTGTTGTACGACTGCATCTTCGTACGGGTTGTAAAAGTCTCTTGCTCCTTGTGGGCCGTAAAACCCTGCTGCTTGTTGTATAAAAGGTTGAAACTGACCCAGTCCGCCAGCTAACTGTCTAGCTTGTTGTTGTAACGGATCTAACCCAGCAATTTGTTGTTGAGCTATTGGTGTAGGTGTAGCAGCTAAATCAAACGCAGACTCTAAAAAGTCTCTACGCATTCTAGCGGCAAACGGATCTTCTACTCCTGATAGGGTGGTTACTGGATCAAGATAACTAGCCATTACGCTACACTCTCTGCCATTTTCATTAATCTATATAAATTGTCTGCCCCTAACGCTCTGGTGGCTGGTCTAGTCATAACAAACTCACCGGGTTCTAAAAATGCTGGTGTTATGTCTCCGGGACCGTCATCGTCCATGCCGCCTTTTTCATACCCCTTTATGTTGCCGTTTTGTTTAATACTAGCAATACCTTTTAACAATCCACCTTCTTCTGCTGTAACGGGTTTTACGTTTGCGTATTGTGCGCCTTCAACTAAAGCGGGCTGTAAATTAGCTATTCTGTAACTTGGTATGTTTTGCATTTGCTCTGGTGTATAACCGAAAGCAGATACCCCAGTTGGCACTATGTCTTCTGGGCTTTTACTTGGTTGATCTAGCAACTTCTTCACAAGAGCTAAAGTAGCTATGCCACCTAATCCTCCCATGCCACCGCCTGTGCCGCCACCCATAATTCCGCCACCGCCTGTGCCGCCACCAAACAATGCAGCTGCTGTATTTCCGCCTAAAATTCCTTTAGTTGCATCTTGTAATGTGTCACCTAGTCCTTGTAGTTTTAATCTACCAGCTAATTCTTGCCCAGCTTCTGTTTGTAAGAATTTTCCAAGAGGGCTGTCTGACATAATTAATTGATCTTTCAGTCCTTCAATGCCTCCTGTTTTAAGTCCCTCTATAATACGAGAACCTACAGAAGTTTTTAACTGAGGTCCGCCAGATGGAGTGGGACCACTAACAAAAGGACTTAACCCTTCTTTAGTAAATCCTTCTGTAGCTCCTTGCGCTAACGCGCCTAAGCCTGCACCTAACGCTGCATCAGCAACATAATCTTTTGGTTTTTCTCCGCCTAAAAATCCTTTCGCTGCTGCTCCTACAGCTCCAGATATTATTGGTCCGCCCGGTATAAAAGCAGCAGCTATGGGAGCTAACGGCGCTAGTTTTTTACCCAGCTTTTTAAGGCCAGACTTCTCTGCAAATTTTTCTAATCCTTTGGTTAAACTCTTTAAAAAGAACTCTGGCTGACCCGTTACAGGGTTTATTTTCATAGCCGGTGAACCGACTACAAACTCTTCTGGGTTAACTTGGAGTTCCTTAAACTGATCGTAAAGCATTTTGCGTAGCTCTGGGTTAGCATCTAATATGCCTTTAGGTACAACGGTTTCTCCCGTTGCCACGTGAGCTATATGGTCGTCTTCAAAACGACCTAAACCTTTTGCTATGTTTAGTGACTCTTGTAACTGCATAGTCTCTCGTTTAAGTTTTCTCTATTGTATGTGCAAATTTATTCTACTGCCACTATTTTTATGTATAAACGTGCCAGTCGTTGCCGTCAAAAAGCTCTGCTTCAGCGTTTCTTCTGCGTACTAAACCTTTCAAAACTTTGCCGTTAGCCTTGTTCCATCGTTTTATTTGCTCTGCTACGTCGTCGTACGCCCCCTTATTTAAAATTTTTCTTAACGAAGAATTTTTTAAGTTCGTTGGTCCGAGATTGTAGGTCCATGCTACGAGAGCATCAAACTGGTTTTGTTCTAACGGCACGTCAATAAGATCTTCGACGTATCCTTCAAACTCTTCTAGGTCTTTCATTAACAGTTCTTCTGCTTGATGCTGCGATATTTTCATGCCTTCGACCACGTTTTTAGTGGTTCCATAGCCTATGGTAAGAACGTTAGCCGAACAACGATAACTTTCTAACTCACAGCCTTCGAAGTGTTTTATCAAATCTATACCTTCTTGCGATATCTTCATTTTGCCTCCTTAGTCGTAACTTTTCTGTAGTACACAACAACCTCTTTGAGCTCGTTGATGTAACGTTTAAGTTCTTGCATATTGTAGGACATGAGCTCATAGTCTGGTATAGACATAGCAACAAAAACAATTTTGCCCTCTT